GAATTAGTACACTACGGTCATCCGATAATAACAAATCAATGGCTACCATTTTAGTAGCAACTTCTTCAATGGCCTTTTCTAAATATCGCTCACCGTAAATATATGATACCTTGATAGCATTCCACTCAAAGAAAGGATAAGAATTATTAAAATAAATAATTCCAATTTCATAATCACACCACCAATCTTTAAATCGTGCATTATCTCCACTGGCCGAGCCACCTTGAAGGTCTAACTGAAGTATACTTTGAGTTAATTGCCCTGTTACATCAGTAATAGTTTCTCCGCCTCCAAAACCAGTTACAATAGCGCAGCCAGTAAATGTTGTAGCCGTCACTCCAGTATAGGAAAATACCCTCCCTCCAGCATCTATACAGATACCAGCCTTAGCAAAACCACTCGCCGCATCAACCGTTACTACGGTAGCGGCTGTTCCACTGACGATAGCGTTATTCACTTGAGCCTGAGATATCTCAATAGTAGAATCAGTGACTACAATTGAGCAAGTCTCTCCACCCTTTGCTTGCCGCATACTGGTGATTTTGAGAGTACCACTACCGTATTCAGAATTAGCAGTAGCAAGGAACTCATTATGTATAGCAACATTAGCAGTAGACCCTTCTAAAGTAAATGCCGGTGCAAAATCAACCGCAACTTTACTTACTCTATTTTCTTTATTAATTAAATCCGCGAGATTTTGAGCGCTGGTAGTGGGGTCAAAATCTGCTCGCCACTGCCCTGTTCCAGTTCCTGCTGTTAATATAGCAGCACTTCCATTACCCGGAGATATTACAATTGAACCTGTTATGGCTCTTACATCATCGGGTAATTTTACCCTAACTTCAGCACCGGCAATTTCTCGATAATCATCACCTTGCCATAATTCAAGACGAAGGATTTGCTGTACATTACGAAATAAAAGTGGGGCTGTTCCTACATAATCCGTATAGTAACGCCGACGATATGGTTTGTAAGTATCAAAATTAATAAACTCTGCACTTACTAAATATGGCCTCCAAGCGTTATGAGTCATATTATCTATTTTATCTTGCACTTCTTTTATCCGAGTCTCTACTATTGCCTTTGTCATCCCTCTTTTCCGGCCTACACTTCCATTAGTAAAAGACGATAGATTCTGAACATAGGCGTTATCGGCTTCTTGATAATCAGAAGCAGTGATAATATCAGCGAAATTGAGTTGAACCCCACTGGCGCTGCTACCAATTAATGTTATGACTCTCTCTGTTCCCAATGGGTCAGCGTCTGAGTAAATGAGAATAGTATCTCCTGATTCAAAACCAACATTTCTATAATCAGCACCTGTAACGAAAACGGCAGTAGCAGTGCTATTCCCACTGACAAGAATGGCTTCTTGAGGGCCTATTGCGAGAAAGTCAGCAACTTTTTGGGCGGTTGTATATACTAACGCATCAGGGTCTAATGGACGGGTTTCTGCTTCACCGGGATTAAAAACAACAGGCATTTATTCACTCCCTATTATCCTCGTCACGGTAGCCCATATTATACTCCATTGGTCGAGAGCAGCCTCCACATGTCTCTCTCCAAAGAAAATGAAGCATACCGCAGTGGGTACATCGAGTACCTGAGCCGATGTTTAAAACATCAGCGGCCTTGCTATTACGATTTTGTTGCTCAGCCGTAACCCCCCGTAGAGGATTCTCTTCATTAAAGACAGCACCCATTTCATAGGATATGTCTGAGCGAATAGATTGCTTCTGCATTCGTTCTATATCAGTAAGGTCTATGGTTTGAACATCTAAAGCCATACATTCCCCTCACTCTCACGAAGTCGAGATTATTAGAAAAACATTTCCCAAAATATCCACTGGGTCTACTGCAACTACTGTATTAGCACCAACTGCTGCTACAACATCCGTAGTCATAGTTGTAGTCAAAGTAGAGGTATCAGTAAAATCCTTGGGCGAATAAGGCCCGGTTACTGTCGTGGTTATTGCCATCTAAGTCACCTCTCTCAAGAGCGGCGACCTATTGCGAAAAACTTCCCGCCTTGAGTACCTACACCACCATCTTCACCTTCAGTGATAACAAGTGTAGAGCCTGAAATAGTAATAATATCATGAAGATTTATAGTAACTGCACCACTACCTTGACCGGGTACACCTGTTAGATTTACAGTCGCGCAATCAATACTAATTAAAAGACCACTTAGGTCAATAGAACCATCGCCGGCTTCGTATGTACCTGTTACAATCATTCGGTCGCCAAAATATGATGGTCGTGCGTCAATAGTTACTGCCATATTCATTCACTCTCCTGAGTTTCTTCTGCCTCTTCCGCTGTATCGGCTATGAGGTCTTCAGTCTCTTCGACTCCATCAGGGCTCATTACTGTTTCTACCAATTCAAGAAGAGTAGACTTTGTTGCATATCCTCGTGGTGCTATTTCGTAAGTTTGTAGCCACTTCAGAATATCTTTCCGCGCCCATCCACCATCAGGGATTCCATCACCATCGTCATCAGATTGAGTCCAACCTTCAATGATGTAATCATCACCGAATCGTAGACCATACTTGTCCATCCAAGCCTGTGTTACTTCACGAGTAACTCCTCGTAAGAAGGCTGGGTGGGTTGCATCTACATTCGGTGTCTCGTAAGAGCGTCCAATATAAGTTACACTCGGCACCTAAAACACCTCAAGAATACATTACGAGTAGTTGTCCCGATGTAACTGCGCCTGTTGCTTCTAAGGTGATTACCAACCCACTGGTACTCAGCCCTGCTGTTTGAGCATTATTTGCTGTAAAACTGGTTAAGAATACACCTGTAACGGCAGTAATTCCACCTGCAAGGGTTACTGTGTTACTATCTGCAATATTTGCGAGGGTGATAATCGCCATCTTTGGGGCCGGGTCATATCCAGTTGCTCCATCACTATTAGAAGCATTGAAAGTACCGGGTCCACCGCCGGGGTATGTTACATCTGCTGCTCCATCGAGCCATTCATTCGTATCTTGAGAGCCCGCTCTAAGTTCCCACGAACCTGTTACCGTTGCCGTTAATGTGCCGCCTGCTGCCGTTGCTGTTAATTCTGCTGCCATTTTTCTTCATCTCCATTATTTCATTTTTTTAATTTTAAGCGAGGTCGCGAATACTGGCCTGTGCGCCAAAGAAAGTCGTCCATACTTCGCCCATTGTTCGGTATAGTCCCTCTTGTCCGAGGCGGTTGATTGCGAATGGGTCACCAGTCTCAATTCCACTCTCAAAGTATTGGGTTGGAATTGCTGTGCTGAAGTAAAGATAGTCAGTATCAAGTAGATACATACGACTTAGCCCGTCTTTTACCATATCCTTGGTTGGGATGATTGGCACACCGTTGTAGGTTGCGACAATGAATCCAGCCTCGATACCCGGAACGCCCTTGACGCCGTTGTATGTTGGAGTGACTCTCTTCTCTTCCATGAATCGCTGTGATGCTTGTAGCAACTGCTGAAGGCGCATTAAAGTGTCATATCCCGTTAGGATAACCTTGGGGTTTCCACCACGCTCCCAAACTTGTTGGAAGATTGTGTCAAGGTGGTCAAGTGAAAGAGTCCGGCGACTACCTGCTGTTCGGTCTGCACCACAGTTTACTTCTGCGTTAGACCATGCGTTTGCACTTCGGTCAATCGAGTAAATGTCGAGGTCAGCCGTATCACAGTGGTCTGTACCTGTTACTGCACCAGTCTCCATCGAAGTTAGACCACCAGTCGCTCCACCATCATTACCAGTAATACGGTCAAGTGACTCGAAATTATTACTCGCGAGAGTATCGCTATCTGTTAGAAGCATCTTATTGACCATCTCAGCATGGTGCTTACCCATTTCTTCTTTGAGAACTGCACGCATGTCGCCCATTCCATCATCCTTGTCTGCAAGGAATACCGCGACTTCACTCACATCGAAAGAGTGAGCAACCGTCTTTGGCTTTGCAGCAACATGCTGGAATACAGGCTTTACCGTCTCAGGTAGAGTTGCATTCTCTGCAATTCCACCATGAACTACACCGCTATTTGGCTTATCAGTAATGACTCTCCATCCACTGCGCTCCCACGGCTTCTTAGGTAGAATGCTGAATGCATTGAACTCTTGATTTAGTTGGGACCAAACCTTGCGACCGTAGATTGCTTGGTAAGTGCCGGCGGTGGTAGATAGCATCGGGCTGTCTGCCTTGAGCAATTCACTACCGGAGTAAGTGTAGCCCATCGAATTACCAGCGCCATAATAGTAGCGCTCCATATCTGTTACTGTACGAACATAATTTCTTGCCATTTTTCTTCATCTCCATTGTCTTATTATCTATTTACTAAGTTTTATTCGCCCCGGAACAAGCCTCCGGCGAGTTCATGAACTTGGTCCCACGACATATTTGCGAGGTCCGCTGTACTTGGTACCTCAATCGTTGGAGAATCAGTACCCTTAGTGATGAGAGTTCCTTCTTCACCATCAGTCGAAGAGATATTATCAATACGCTCAGTTAGAGTAGCGAGTGACTTCTCAATATTCTCAAGTGGGCCACGAGCATCGAAATCCAATGCCTGTGCCTTAGTGATTTCAGCATGAGTCTCTTCTGCATAGCGAGTCTCAAAGTTTGCTTCAAGAGACTTCATAAAATCATTCTCTTGTTTTCTTGCCTTGAATCCTTCATACGCGATTTCAATACTTGAATCATGACTCTTTGATACTTTTCCACCACGGCTTAGACCAGCCGAAGATATAGCATTAGTTGATGGGTTGCCACCTTCTTGAGCGCGGCCTTTCACTTGACCCGCAAAGCGGTCAGCGCCATCTCCAATCTCTTCGGGGGTTGAACCAAGATTAGCCTTATTTACATCATCGAAATGTTGTCGTGCAGCACCAGTATCTACACCCGCGCTCTTTAGTGTATTTTCCATCCATGAAAGGTATTCAGCCGAGATAACATCAGAGAAATCACTCTTCTTTTTATCATCTTCATCGTCCTTTGCATCATCCTTTTCTTCATCTTTGGAATCAACCGGAGCCTCATCTTTGGACTCTTTCGAGCCTTTCTTCTCGGCTATGGCGTCCTTTAACGCCGGGGGCAATTCTCCTTTTTCCATAGCATCGAGCCGTCCTTCCAGTCGGCTTAGCACATTATTCATTTGGTCCATAACATCGTCTGTCATTTTGTTCACTTCCTGTTTATCTTCTTTTAAAATCTTAAATGTCGCTTCAGGGTTTATTCCTTTTTCGCAAATGGTTATTTCATGAAGTTCGAGTTTGCTGATTTCTTGATAACTACCGTGTTTTGAGTCACTTTTATTTACTCGCTTGAATGCCTGTCCACCAATACTAAATCCTGCTAAATTACCCTTTCTGATTTCCGAAGCCACTTCTCTTGCTTTTTCGATATCATTACGGAGTTGGACTACGACGAACATTCCAGCATCATCAACCTCGCTCTTCCATAACCTCCCTTCATTGTCTGTGTAATTTGGTATTACTTCTCCGACTTGTATATTTGAGTGGGCTAACTGAACATTTCGATATTTTGATTCGGTCATGAACTTCCTGAAAGCATCTTTTAACGCATTCCGGGTTATCATATCTCCTTGCTTATCGACCAGTTCAACGGAAGCATAACCAGCGACGATAAGGTCGTTGGTAGACTTGAGAAGGTGTAAGCCCCCTCTACTCCGTTGTAATGTTCGTAGCACACTAATTCCCGCTTGTCTGTTCACCTATTTAATTAAATCTCATAACTATCTTTCATCATTTTTATCAAAATCGATAGACTGCTTAGACTTTTTATTCTTTAGCCTCTCTCTCTTAGTAGCAGGATATTCTTCTTCCGAATCCTCAGTGGGGCGCTTTTTCATATCCCAATCAGGTAAACTCTGCTCCGTAGTCAATCGAGTAGGCCCTCTTGGAGATTCAATTGCACTACCAACATCTATCCCTAACCCACGCGCGCC